CTTAGAATTTAAAGTTTTGACAAAATTTCAAAAATCAAAACTAAATGGGGAAAAACCCAACGTTTAAAACCCCACCACCCCATGGCAAAAACAAACCATGCGATGTAAAATGCAACTTAACCCAACATGAAACTCAAAATTTTGAATTAACATATTGACTTAAAGGAGAAAATCCTGAGAAAACCCTACGTTTCTCAGGCGTGGAGGGGGGGACGGAATTAATAATTTCAATGTCCTTTTCCTCTGGGGAGTTTGGAATACTCACCAAAAGAGAGCGCATCATCTTCCCCATTTCCTTCACTTGTTCCTTCAACAAAGTGAAATCCTCCTCCTGCTTCTTCTCCTCAACAAGAGGAACAAGAGCAGATGGGATCTCCACAATAAACAAACTTCCACCTTGAAGAGCTCCCACAATTGTAGGAGCAGGCAGATTCAACACACCCCCAGCAAGAAAATCAGCAACAATTTGAATCATATAATCCCCACTGCCACTACCAGCTTGAATTAACAACTGAAAAGTGCATCCCGCACCCACTGTGGGATCACCTCCTTTTGTGACAGATGTTGCTGCTGTGGCATTGATAGTAATCAAATACCTCCCCGCAACAGGAATCGTCACCGTTGTCGCCGCTAACACAGCAGAAAGATTGGAACCCGTTTGTTGAACAGGAGAAGCAATCAAAGAAGAATTCGAGGGGGTAGTATTATAAAACGACCCCAGGAAACCAGCAACAAGACCAGCCTCCAACACAGGAACCTTCAATTGACATCGATAACGAACCCTCAATTCACCAATAACATTTGTATTCGTGCACCCATATGTACTCACATACAAGTTACCCAAATCATACGTCTTGATGTCAGTGTTCGCCGGTTGCGCACCAGGTCTCACATACTTGGAATCCTGTGCGCGAGCCTCACGCGGATTGATTTTCAAAACCAAAATTTCCACGCAAGGCATTCCATCAACATGGGGAACAGTGTCCAACACCTGTTGTTTTGATGCTGGAGGAGAGTCTGAGGCATCATAATCGCAGGAAAGCATTACCTTTCCCGACTGACCATTCGTCGCAAACTCCGAAACTTCCCTCCTGTAATAAAACTCAAGAAATTCAAAATTGTACTTTTCATACAACTTCGCAATTGTTGAGCCCCAGGGAAAAGTTCCACTTTGCCCAATATTGACGGGATACGAAGTTACCGCGAAACCAACAGAACCGTTGATTTCAGCGATATATTCATCTTCTTCAATAATGTGGGTACGCCGATTTGACGCACCAACATTACTGGAGGAAAGGCCAATGCGACCAGATGAACCCTTAACATTCACCAAGTCGCCACGCATCCCAACCGGACGCGATTTAGGACCTCTTCGCCTAACCTGCATAGGCAAGAGGGGACCAACGAACCCTGACGAAACTTTCTTTCGCAAGGATTTTCCTCCTTTGGGGAGAGGGCGAGGAGCCCCCATACGAGCAGCACGCGCACGTGCTTTTTGGGACTTTGTCTTCGTCATCTGGAAAACAAAATTATTCGGTGATGGTAAACCAACCCTTACCCATGATATCCAGACCTACTAAACTAAGTAATTCAACAGAACGAGGCAAAAATCCAACAGGAAAACCTCCTTCCTCACACAAATAAAGGCAACGCAACTCATAATCCGTCTTATAACAAGTCATCACCTCAGAAAAAGAAAAGAGATCATAAAGATCCCTAGTTTCTCTTGGTGCTTGCAATTCAACAGAATGATTAATCATTAACCAATTAATGTAAGAAAGAAGTTGATCTCTGGTATCTTGATCCCAATAAGACTCAATCCTCAACGCAAAAGCTCGTAACAAACTCCAGCGGGGAGTTTTTGACTTCAAATGAAACGCCAATGAAGCAAAAATTTTCTCCCCTTCTGGAAAGGGAACAACACAAGATCCAACCTTCTTGAATCCTGTAGAAAGAAAACTACAATCAATTAGTTTTCTAGGTGCAGAAGAATCACCATACTTTGTGGTAACACCAAGTGAACTCCAAATCTTACTTACCGCCTCGGCATTAAACCAAGGAACGACTAAATCAGAACAAGTCCAAGTATTG